CCGGTGTTCCTGCTTCCGGTGTTCCAGACACCAGTATTCATGTCTCCAGTATTTCCTAATCCTGTATTATCTTTTCCAGTATTTACGATTGTTAAGAGTTCCATCCAAGGGATCTCTCTTACAATATAGATTTTATTTGTGCAGGACTTGTCGCCGTCTGTTCTTACCTCACCATAAGCAATGACTTCAGCAACTTTGTTGTTGCTGTCAAATTTGTAATAATTGAAGCAGTCGGCAGCCTTTTCGCAAAAGTGAAATCCTCGGTCACAGCAACTTGGGTTAACATCTTCCTCAAATGTTTTTCCTACCTCATACTGAAAATTTCGGCAAGTCCAGTCTGGATTAAATACTTTAAATCCATGTACTGGTTCGTGATTTGTTACATTATTACTCATTTTTCGTTTCCTCCTTTTTGTGTGCTAAATTTATTTGTTATCCTAAATATGGTATTAAGTACTTGCACACAAATACTTTGGAAACGAAAAGAGAGACCAACCAATTGGTCAGCCTCTGTTTTTCGTTAGTCGACTCTGATTCCAGTACATTCGTAAAAAATATCTGGATCAAAGTTTGGAATCGCCTTGATGATATCTTTGTCTTTTGTTTCGAGATTATTCCACCACAACTGACCACATTCAGACTCGTCAAGCACTTTCAGGTAACCGCGTGTTGTCTTGTATTCCGGATGCTGTTCCTTTTCTTCATCAGTCATATTGTCGGACCAAATCCATTCAACAACATCCTTTGGTATCTGCTTTAATAACCACCGTGCATCAGATTCACACCAGTCACGATAGGTCATATCTGACGGTTTATTGAACAGCAATATCTTCTGTTCTTTTGTATTGAAACAGCCAGTATTAAAAGATGACTTGTTCCAATCCCCGGTATTCCTATTCCCAGTATTCCTATCCCCAGTGTTTTGATTTCCTGTATTCTTGTACCCGGTGTTGTTGTTCCCGGTGTTCCAATACCCGGTATTCCAATCCCCTGTGTTGTAGTTTCCGGTATTGTAGCTTCCGGTGTTCCTGTTCCCGGTGTTCCTGTCTCCTGCGTTACAATTCCCAGCGTTCCTGTCCCCGGTGTTCTTGTCCCCGGTGTTGCAGTACCTGGTGTTGCGGTCACCGGTGTTGTAGTGCCCTGTGTTCCTGTTCCCGGTGTTGTTGATCCCGGTGCAATTCTTTCCAATATTGACGATCCGCAATACTTCATCCCATGGGATTTCACGTACGATTTCAAGCTTGTCCGTGCATGACTTGTCACCGTCTGTTTTTACCTCACCATAGGCAATAACTTCTGCAACTTTGTTGTTGCTGTCAAAATTGTAATAATTGAAGCAGTCAGCAGCAGTCTGACAGAAGTGCATACCGTGACAGCAAACATTAAGCTCCCCTTTTTCCTCAAATTTTCCGGGGCAAGTGTACTGTTTACAGTTCTTTCCTGTCGGGTTACAGGTCCAATCAGGTCTGAATACCTTATATCCATGTACAGGTGTGTTCGTTTTATTACTCATTTTTTTTGTTTCCTCCTCGTATGCTTTTAATTTGTTACAGNCACCAAGCCCTGCTCGACCAACACTTGCCGGAAGCGGACCGGGTAGCGCAGGCATTGGCCCTGTATGTGTCCGGCTCGCTGAACGTGTTTAACCACAAAACGAATGTGGACATCCACAACCGACTTGTGGCCTTTGACATCAAAGAGTTAGGAAAATCATTTAATAGATTTCTAATTATCTCTTTAGATGTTCTTATATGCCGGTATAGCCCGTTACTTCGGGCTTTTCCGGCACTTTTCATATAGGAAGAACCTCACAAATCTTTTTATTACCCCTCATGTTTTC